ACGCATAATTTAACTGTTAGCGCAGTCGCGATGTGTGGCTACCTCAAACCGGTGGCACCATTTTTGGAGGAAATATGATTCTAACACGCCGGCTAAACGGCTGGACAATCGAAAACATAGCGCTAAAGCACGGTGTGCGCGTTGAAACTGTCGTGGCTTATTTGCGGGATCGTAGTGGGGAGTGGGTTAAGTGAAATACATGGGAAGCAAAGCGAGGCACGCAAAAGAGCTGCTACCTATAATTCTGCGTAACCGAAAAGAGGGGCAGTGGTATGTCGAACCATTCGTTGGCGGCGCAAATATGATTGATAAGGTCGATGGTAATCGTATAGGGGCTGATGTTAACCCTTATTTAATAGCGCTGCTTTGGCACTGCGAAGAGCAGAGAAGTCACGACCTGCCATCTAGGATATACGAAGAAGAATATACCCACATAAGGGATAATAAAAACCTTTATTCGGATTTCATTGTCGGGCATATTGGTTTTAATGCAAGCTTCGGCAGTAAATGGTTTGGCGGCTATGCTAGACCTAGAAAATCAAGCGGGTATGACAGGGATTTAATTTGCGGTAAAAACGCGCTCATAAAAAAGATGCCACTAGTGAAAGGGGTTACTTTTATCTGCAGTTCTTACGATGAATTCAAAATCCCACCAAAAAGCATAATTTACTGTGACCCGCCATACGAAAACACAACAGGCTACAAAGATAAATTTAATCACGCCGACTTTTGGCAGTGGTGTCGCGATAAATGCAAAGAAGGTCACGAGGTGTTTATCAGTGAATATAATGCTCCAAGCGACTTTGTTTGCGTGTGGGAGAAATCAACAGGCGTATCGGTTGCGAAAGATGGAAAGCATAAAAAGGCAACAGAAAAGCTATTTGCGCATGAGTCACAAGTCGATACTTGTAACGATATTGGAATTATTGATTAGCCGCCTTCGGGCGGTTTATTATTTCTTGCTATCAATACCATTCTTTTTGTCATAGCTACGCATACTCGCAACGCCAAGCAAAGCCATGACCAATCCGATAATGTCAGACACGCCTAAATCAGGAAATGCGGGCACAATAAGGTTAGATGCACCATCCCAAGCGTTAAGCATAGTAATCGCCTGCACGGTCCATATGTATGTCATAACAAGCGCTTTAGGTACATACATTAGGAATAGTGACACAGCACCAACCCATCCTATTGCAGGTCGCCACCACGCTTGAAACTTGCTTTTACTATTAGCGTCAATCTTGTTTATGTCAATCTGACCAACCAAAAGCTTAACTTGCGCCTGCAACCTTTCCATATCGCCACTGTGAGCGATTGTGGCAAGCTCTAGTTTGCGCTTGTCGGCTTCATCAGCATCAGGCCAAATCTTGTCTATTATTGTGCTGCCTGCGTCTAACAGGGCTGTAATTGGGTCGGCTGCCATTAGCTCGCAATCTCCAAAACAAATGAATCTTCACCATACCACTGTAAGAGTAATTCGCAAGCTTTCAGTGAATCCACCGCGACGGGTTCGCTCGTCATTGGCCCGCCTTTTATGTCGAGACAGGGCGCAACGCAGCCAAGCAGATGCCTTAGGAGCGAAACAGGATGAATCTCAATATTCGTGCGCGGGTCAGTTTCTTCGTTGCGGAATTTGTACCAGCGATGCTTGCCGGTATGGTCGCGGTCTACGATGTATTGGCCTTCTGGGATGCAGGACGCTTTTCGCCAGTCTGAATTGATTTCGTTATTTCGCCAGGGTAGCTCTAATGTGTAGATTAGCTGGCCGTCTGGTAGATACCACTCACCGGCCGTGTAGTGTTTGTGGTAGTTACGGGTTATTTTCGCCATTACGCTTAGATTCCTGAGCTTTTAGCTTGTACTCTAAACGTCTATAGTACACATCGCAAGCATTCTTAACAGCAAGCGAAATAACACCGATTAGCGGTGCCCATGCTAACCAGTCTGGTGCGTATTCAGCGCACTGCTGCGCGACTTCACCACCGACAACCTTAACCGCCGTATTAGCTGTGCCTATGCCTATACCGCCAACGCCTGCATAGGTGATAGCTTTGCTTACAGTCGCATTACCATAGTCACTAATCGCCCTCGTTATCGTCCCTATAATCTCGCTTAAGTTGCTCATGGTTTTGCGCTCTCTTTCGTATGTGACTGATTGTGCCATAAATTGACCACCCCAATAGGATTAAAGACAGCATTTCGATAAGATCCCTTACTGTCATTATAACCCCTATCAAGGCTTGCAAGTATTAGCAAAAAGTTTAACGCATTATTCAGCAAAAAGTAAGACTCTGATATTAGCGTTTGATTCTCATAAATAAAGTAATCAATGCCAACAAAAAGATGAAATGCAGCGTAAACACATAGTGCCGTAGCAAGCGGTTTTCTCGCATAGAATGCAGGAAAAATAAACGCCATACCCTGAGTGAAGTGGTTTATGACTGCCGTGTGTGAGTCGAATAGCGGTGAGCCGTATGAGTAGTAAAATGTGAACGCGAACGGAATTGAAAGACAAAAAGAATTAGCGGTACGCAGAAAAACTGCAATACCGCATACAATCAACAACTGAATTAAATCAGTTATCATTTCTTTTTGGTGCCGCCGGTGCGGGTCTTGCCTTTGGTTTTGTTGCCTGCCATATCCTAGCCCTCATAGTTACGCGGAGATTTCTTAGTTGTCATAATTTACCCTTAAAAATAAGTTAATGCGTTAAATTCAAAAACGCCGCTGTATGCGCCGTCGCCTGCTGTTCCTGATTTTTCCATATACAGTACATCACCTGCGCTGAAATATCTATCAGATAGGGAAGAAAGCGATGAAGTTAGGTTTTTAGCGCTAAACGCAGCGTCGCCAGACGTACCCACGCCAAATGTAACCATTGTTGTTACCGTGCCTCCAGTATCACGCTTTTTGAGTTGCCAGAAGTCGTTAACGGTAGCCGTGTTCGCATCCTCAAACACGAAGTGAACCTTTAGAATAACGCCTGCTGTCGTCATCCTTTTGCACAAGTAAGTCGGGCCTGCCGCGATACCTGCTGTAACCTGCGCCGACTGGAACTCAGTGTCTGAGATAACGTTATTCAAGCTGGAGCTTGAGCTAAATACATCGGTAGCACCAGAAAGGATTGAGCCAGATTTTATGAAAATGTGGTCATTCGATTCTGTTGTTACAATGTCAAATACACTGCCGGTTACGTTGTGTGCAATGATATTCTCAATGATAATCGGGCCATCGCTGAATCCATTAATTCCGCCGTGGTCTGCATTGATTCTAAATACATCTCCAGTCGCCTCTCTAAAAATCATGTTAGAGAAAATCAGGCTATTGGTTAATTCAGCAGGAAGCCACACGGCAGCCCATCCACCGGCATCTGTGTTCCAATTTGTTATGGTCATATCAGAGAAGACGTGAGCCTCACCGCCCAAATTGGTATGGGTTGCACCCTCTATGGTGATAGCCTCCTCCCTCACCCCGTCAATAGAGTAGCCAGTGTGGACCGTGCCAGTGAAAACGCCCTCCGTGTCAATGGCTGGTGTGGGCGGCGTGGTTGTTGGGAATATTGAGGCTCCAATGCGGATACCTTGACCGCAATCAACAATCGAGACGCCAGAGCCAGCAAACGACCTTGCATGGTCTTCGAAGTGGATAGCCTCATTGCGACAATCTTTAATCAAGGCGCCTGAAAGGGCAATACCTCTAAAACGTTCAGGCTCGTCTGACTCGTTAGCCAAGGCAATGCCGAAACCCTCGCCGATTAGGTTTGCGTCAGATATACCTGAAATCAGTATGCCGGACATCGCGCCGCCGACCATTTCGCCGTCTAAACTAACGCCGATCTTCCCTGCGTCGTTCGTAGACGAGCCTTTAAAGAAGCCATTAACCAGAAGAAAATCGCTACCTTCATGATAGTTAGGGTCTGCAGGGTCCGTGACAAACGCGTCTGAAAACTGAGGCTTCCATAGCAGCCCATAATCTTCAAACTCCAGGTTAATATCTGACGCGTGATGATAGTGTGACTCATTAACGTAGAATATAGGGTAAGTTCCACGGCCTGTGAACGCACCAGTAATGCCCTTTACTATTGTGTTGTCAGCCTCTTGTATGGTTACTCCGCGTAAAGACTGTGATGCACCAACAACATTAAAATTAATCCCGCTAACAAACAAGCCGTCTGCACCATTGCATCGAAAAATAGCATCACCGACGCCGTACCCGCTTGAGTCGGTAGCTGTAATGGATGACTTGTTTGATTCGCCAACTATGGTTTTGTTTGTAGTTAGTACTGGAACTTGCGACTCAACGTTGAACGTTCCGTCGGGCACAACAACCTTATCACCGTTGGCTAATGAGTCGATTAACACCTGCCTAGAATCAGCAGAGCCGGAATCGTCACCGCCAAACGCATCAAGGTCAGATCCTTTTTGAATCTTGCCAACCCGTCCATTAGCAAACGTAACATCACCAGCCAAAGCCACATAGCCAAGCGTTTGCAAGATGTACTTAGCATTGCCTCGCTCTTGGCAGATAAAGGCTAGTCCGTCAGTTTCAGGCTCCAGTGCTTCTAGTCCGGCAAATGTCTCTACCTCAATGGTGCCAGCCTGCCAACTCGCTGAACTTCCGTCAGTGGTCAGGAATTTCCCCTGTTGGCCTGTTTGCGTAGGGAGCGCACCTGCAATAATACTGTCGATATCACTCTGAACGTTGCCGCCTACCGTCTTGATATACTTAGCGTCAGCGATTTCCGATGCCTTGCCTACTCTGCCATTAGCAAACGTTACATCGTCACCGGTGGCTACATAGCCGCTCGCCTGAACGATGTAGTAATAAAGGTTTTCACGACAATAAATCATCAGGCCAGTTTTGCTTTGCGTGCTGGCTGTTAATTCCGCTAAGGTTGAATATTCTTTCATCGCTAAAATCCTAGATTGAGGCGTTAACTGTTACTGACGCGCCGCCCGATACATTGTTAATTGTGGCTGCTGTGGTGTCGTAGAATCCAGATACAACAACATTACTTACCGGTGTCGCAGCGTCCACGCGAACAATATTTCCTGTTCCTACGTAGTGAATGCCGCTCATATAGATATCACCTACCGCACCGGTTGTTTCGATGTTCATTAGCGGCTTAGATGTGCTGTCAGACATAATATTCATGAAATGGAAGTTGTCATTGGTGCCCGCACTCTGATTATCTTCTATCTTAATGATAGAGTCCTGAATGTTGTCAGCCACAAAACCATTGACCCTGACATCCGTGCAAGAGTCAAGGATGATGCCGTAATAACCACCGTTACCACCTCTCGCGCCATTGCCGTTTGAGCAATTGAGCATTTTAACGTTAGTGCATAACTCCACCCTGAATCCATCCTCATTGGGACCAGCAGCAGATGCGTTATGCTGGTCTGTCATGTGACAATTGGACACAACGACATCATTCCAGCCGCGAAGCTTTAAGCCGCACTGACCAGAAGATAAAACATTAATGTTACTCACTCGAAGAGTGTCAACGTTACCCAAAACATTACTTGCTGATAAATAAATAGCGTGTTCGCCTGAGTCCTCAACAACAACGTTTCTAACGACCATGTTAGGGCCGCCGCTTGTGATTGCGTTTCTGCCAGGGTCGGGTGTTGCGTTTGAGTTGATGGCGCGAACCGTCATGCCGTCAATGGTTAGATTAGAGATTGCGCCATGCACTGACACGCCGGAGCCGTAACCGTCGATGATAATATTTCTAATATCCACATTCTCGACGCTGTTGTCGGGGTTTCCGTCCATGCACCAGAAGATATTCTTGAATGAGATACCGTCGTACTCATGGTTGTTGCCGTTAATTTTAAACGTGGTGTCACGAGTTTCACCGCTACCGGCGGCGCTAGGCTGTTCGCTTTGTGCCTCAATAATAGTGCCGACCATCTTGATATTGTCGCCGCTCGTAGCGATAGCGCGATCAAAGTAGTTGGAGCCACGCCAGTACACGTAAAACCCGTTCATTTCAGTATCATCTTGAATCTGAATGCGCGTAGAATTTGAGGTGTCCGTCTCGCTAAACTCAAGACGCGAGCCGTTCCATTTTACGTATGTTGCAGCCTCGAAGATAATTTGCAGGTTACTACTAACCAATGACGAGCATAGATAGCGCTTGCCCTTCAGTAGGTTGCACGCCTTATCGCCGATGCGCGATGCCCAGTTAACAATGGCTTGGGTGTCATCGGTTGAGCCGTCGCCGACTGCACCAAACCATTCAGGCTTACAGAGATTGTCAATAAACCTGATTTTGGCAACGTTGCGGTTATTGATGCGCACATCACCGGCAAGGATGGTCGTCGTGTCTGGCGTGATTAAGAAATAAGCATCGCCATAGTTGAGCACCTTAACAACGGTGTTGACCGGATAGGATGCCGACGAAAGCTCAGCGAACGTCTCTACCGTCACATTGTTATTAGTTATTAGCACATTGCTGATTGTGTGCTCAGTAATCAACCCCTCATTAATGACAATGTTGTACTCGCCTGAATCGATGTAAAACGCGTAATTACCCAGAGAATCAGAGTTTACAGGATTGTCAATGGCCGTTACTCCGTCATCAGAAAACAAAGCAGCCTTTTCGCCGGTGTAGGTTTTCCTGACTGTCACGGTTGCATTTACAAAGGCGATACCTGTAGCCAATGATTCACGCTGATTGAAAACAGAGCCTTCATACTTAATCATAATGCGGGTCCACCATTACTGAACAATATTGATATTTCACAAGTTGCGGATACTGTATCGCCATTATCATCTGTTACGGTGCAAGTAACAACCCCGTCAACGTAATCATTGAAGCCCGACGCAGACACCTTGGTTATATTTGAGTTTGGCGATAACACAGAAAGCCTAATTGTACTTGATGTCCATTCATAGGTGTAAGGCTCAAGCCCGCCACTGGCGTTCGCTGTGATATTGGGTGTTGTGTAACCGCCGTTGCTGGTTTCAGCGTTAAAAGTAGATGGTGTCACGTAAAGCGCCAAGCTAGGTGACACCGGAGGCGTGCTGTCTGTCGCCAAAGCAACTCTTGCTGCACCAATCATGGAATAGGACTCATATCGTTGCCAGCGTTGAACACATACCACGCTGAGCCGCCGAAGTTGGTAAAAACGATGATGTCTTGCTCGCTAGCTCCTGTTGATATTGTTGGTGCTGTGCCACCTGCGCCGTACAAGCCGCTAAAGTCGATTCCCCTACCGCCTGTGCCGTCCTGAGTGAATCGGACTGTAAACGTAAAGGACTCGCCGCTTGTTACGTTAGCAAAGGCGATAGATGTCACTGACTCTGTTAACGTCTTAGACTGCACTGTGCCGCTTTGAGCGTCTAAAGTAAGTACGCCGGAATTAAGATTTGGTATGCCTGCCCGCTCATTGATTTTTTTTGTGCGGATAGATGTTTGTAGCGCCTGCAATTGGTTGCCGTTATCCATGTTGATAAACAAGTCATCATCAGCAACACCTGTGCCACCTGCCACGACGCGGTACATTGTGTACGAAAGCCCGTCAGTAAACGCAGCATCCCCGCAACACAAAGCCTTGTCGCCAATTACTAAATCAGCCTTTTCCGCTTCTGTGATAGTGTCGTACACGTAAGGGTAAGCAGACGAACCGCCGTCAACCTGCGAGCTAAATGCATTCTGCCTTGCTCGAATTACCGTGCCTGCCGGATAGCTGCTGGTTAAGAAGATAGTACCACTTGCGCCGTCTGATACGCTGTAATCGATATCTTTAAACAATCCCTTGCTGTCAGTTAATGGCCCGTTAACGTCCAGCGTTGACATCGAAATGTCCACATCATCAAACGTTACCGTGGTCTGTCCGCTTGTTAATTCAATCAATTCTTCAATGATTGTGGTCGAGCCGATATCCTGCAAATTCGGATGACTGGTTTTAGGGCTGTAGTAAACCTGCTCTAGGCTCTTGTCAAGCACCTTCCAACTGAACTCACCGTCAACCGCTAACTGGGCAGGGCTTCCGTTATAAGATGCCACGCCGCCGAGACTAAGCTCAACAGGCTGCTCGATAGATACCGTTGTACCATCTTCCTGAATTAGCTTTACACGTTTTTGATACGCTGGCACCTCTGGGTCTTGACCAGGAATGCCGAAATACATAAAGCCGTTAGAAACAGGTTTAGGCTTATCAAAGTAATGAACAGTGATGTACGGATTATCTACCCGCAATCCTGTTTCAGCTTCTGATAGCTCGTTATTGATTATCTGTGCGTTTGTCATCTTCTGCCTCTATAGCTGGTGTTGCCATAACTCCTGCCGATGCAGAGTTGACGGCCTGATTGCGTACCTTTTGAGCGTAGTATATCGCATCTTTTACAAACTTGTCGCCAAACGGCGCATTGACTAATGACTCAGGCGTTACATTTGGATCGAGCAATAGCGCCGTCAAATCTCCAGAGTTGCGCTGTGACTTCGGTGTGTTTTTCAGGTAAGCCTTGATAATCTCTCTGCCATTACCGCCAGCCCTAACCAGTGCGTCAGCGTACTTGGCGTTTCCTTGCGTAATATTGCTTGCTGTGCGCTTTGCAATCTGCCCTATTAATGGCAGTGTTAAAGCGCCAATGCCAGCACCTGTCATACCGCCGAAAGCGGAGCCTATAGCAGCGCCACCACCAGCCCCGATAGATGCTCCCATCATACTTGTTGCTTGATTCTCAGAAATTCCAAACTTACCTAAGAATTTAGCGATGTTGCCAGCCGTGGTGCCTTGGGCGACCTGCTTTAATGCCGCAAGTTCATCTGCGGTAAACCCTCGACTTTTCTTTTTACTGCCGAGTATCTTTCTTGCCTCCACCCTAAGTCCGTTTTCAAATCCACTGGCTGCGTTACTGGCTCGCTCAATCATGTCTGATATTTGACCTGACTTCTTGGCTCTTGACCAAAGTTGTCTGGCTCCCTTGTATTGGCCGCCTATTGTCTCTGATAGCGAGTCAAGGCCATTATCAAGCTCGTTTATAATGATTGTGCCCATGCGACTTTCGGCAGGATCAATGCTGTCTGCCGCTGCTTTGGCGACACGTCGAAGCGTCTCAAGGTCGGTCAGTCTTTTCTCTGAACCCATTTCCTCGCGGAGCCTACGCATCACTGCTGTTGACTTAGGGTGCAGGTCAGCGTCAATACCTTGCTTCGCTACCTTTTCAGATATTCTATTGACAAATGAGTCGTATACAGAGGGTTTGACTCTAACCCCTAAGTTGTCAAGCTCTGTGTATATATCTGTGGCTCTTTTTTCTATTTGCTGGATAGTTGGAGCAATGGCAGTAATGCCACCTTTCGGAGCGTCAGGCATATCCACTTTTAAGCCTTTGGTTTTTACGCCAAGGTATTCCAATGCGGCAGCGGGTATAGCAGATGCTCCAGCGGCTAATGCTGGGCTTCCCGTCACATTAAACACGGCATCGCCAAGCGCTTTTTCTGCGCCCTCTATAAACTCACCTACCGGCTGCAACACCTCGCCTACTGCCTGTGTGTATTCTTGTCCTGTACGTGTTTTTGGTTGGTAAGTTAGAGCCTCTCTTGTGCCTTCAACCCATTCTGTGCCCTGTCCTTCTTCACCTGGAAGTACTGCTCCAGCGATACCGGCCAAGCCAGCGACAGGCTCTGCGACGGCAGATGATGCGGCAGTTAGCGCAGTTTCAGCTACACCTAAAGCTTTATCGGTCACGGTTGCCCTTGGTGGCACAATCTCAAACCCAGCGGGTAGTGATTGCTTTTTAACCACCTCGAAACCTTCTGGCAACTTAGCCATTATTAGCCTCCCATTTCCCGTTGCGCATAATCATTTCCTCGCCGGTGGAAGGATTGCGAATAACTGTGCCTTCAGGGTAAGTGTTGCTTTCTTGTTGCGCCTCTGGCGTTACTTCTGAGTCAAAATCAAACTCAAACTCCATTGCATTTTTAAGCTCTGACGCTGTGGTATAGTCTTCGCGCTCAACTGCCCGCTTGATAGCTTTCTTCGCTGAGCGTTCAGCAATTTGCAAAGCCTGATTAAGTAGCCGCCTGTTCGATTCTGGACTTCTTCCGAAATTAGCTCTGATTTTCTCAAGCCTTGCGCCTTCGCGCTCAGTAAATGCAGCACCAAACGTTGCTCGAAGGTCGCCAAGTATTGCCTGGCCCAAGTTAGCGGAAAGCTCGCCCTCGTCAGCGCCCTCAACGCCAAACAACTGCCTTGCGGCAAGTGCGGCTCTGTCAATACCGCCCGTCTCTACTACTTTCAGCAGTTCAATTGACCGTTTAAGTGTCGGAATTCCTTTGGCTGCGTCAAGACCTTCATCGATAACGACTTGCGCGGTCTCTGCTCTGCCTTTACCTTCCGTTTCAGCCTGCTTTAATTCAGACTTAACTGACGCCACATCCTCAACATTGCCCCTTTCTGCAATAGTGGACTCAGCAGAGGCTACCGCTCTCGGGTCAAGGCCGAGGGCAATTCTCGCTGACTTCGCCACAACCGGGTCGTCCGACTGGGTATCTTGTAGCAATCTTTGTCTTTCGATTACGCTATTTGGGTCTTTTGCACTGCCGCCACCAAACATCTGCTTATAAGCATCAAGTCCGTAAGTTTCGATGATGCCGAAATCAACAGCCATATCGTTACCGCTTTCGATGGCTTGGTAATCCTCGCTATCAAAGTCAATTAGCGGGTTTTGTTCGGCTGCTAACGTCAATTGCTTGCGCGTCTCAGGATCGGCCTGCTTGTATTGAACAAGAAATTGGCCTGTCGCTTGTTTGATGGCGTTAGACCTCTCTGCGCCATGTGTGGCTGCAATTTGGTCATAGCGCTGCGTGATGCCTTGGGCGATACCTGGGGCGTACCCGTACAACTCAGCAATAGCGTCAGTGTTACCTTGAGCGGCTAGCGGCGCAAGCTCTTGTATTTTACGCTGCGACTCCATCTGCATTTTATTCTGCTCGATGGCTTGTGCGTTTGATTGGGTTTGCTGTGCAATGGCGGTTGGATTCAATCCACCTAAGCCTAATGCTTGTGCATAGTTTACCGCCATGTTACCCCCACTGATTATTGATTAGGCCTGTTAGCTGGCCCATGGTGCTACCAAAAATATTTGCTTGCGTCAGTGCGTTCTGCGCTGAAATATCGCCGATATTTGATTGCTGCTGTGCGATACCTGAACCCAGCGCCTGGGCTTGCGATGCGCCCTGAGCGGCTGCGCCCACGCCCCAGTTGCCAAGCCCTGTTAAAATATTCTGTTGACTGTTTAGGTAGTTGGCGCCTAATTGCGGGGCGATGGTGGCTAGTGCTGCCTGAGTTGAGCCAGAGCGTAAATTGCCGGTGGCTGCCGCATTACGTAACGCCGCCTCTTCCGCTTGCGCCTGATAGCCTTGAAACTCTTGGCTATTGTAGTAATCGGTCAGCATATTTGCACGATTGTCAGCGCCAAGCATACCCTGAAGACCGGTGATAGCGTCATAACCAGCCTCACGATATGGCTGTTGAAGTTGTAGCGCCTGATTAAACATGCGCTCTTGAGATTCGATACCAGCCAATTGCGCCTGAGTCTGAGCCTTGGCCGCTTTGCCTGCTTGATTGCTTGAGTAAAGGCCGCTAACTAAAGAGCCGCCCAAACTTGCGATTGTGCTTAAAATACCCATTATAGAGCCACCCATCCGGTTGTTGCGCCAACTGTACTGTTATAATACTCTGTTGGCCCTGTTGTATCAATGTACTTAAGACTGTAGTTAGCAGCGACTGCGCCCTCTGGCGAACCCGCGCCGATAAGTGGTGAGAATTGACCGCTATTTGCAGCATCTATGAGATCGCGAACATCGTTTTTCATATACAGGTAATCTCGTGCGCGGTCTTCATTTGTTGCTGTAGCAATAGCCTCAAGCGTTAGTAGAAATTGCAATGATTCAGGAAGCATCAACAATCATCCCAGAGAAAGACATTCTATCTTTAGTGATAAAGCGAAAACGGAAGGCGACATTGTGCCGGACGTAGCCGAGCCTGTAAGCCTTGTATCGCTTGTCGTAATCACCAAAGACGCCTATTTTGTTCCAATGCTCTTGCCCCCACGTCACAGCGTCAAAACTTTGACTGAATGCGCATTGAAAGTCGTCACTGCCGAATCCAGGCACTGTGGAAAGCTCGATTGAGTTGATGCTTAACGACTCTGCCGGTACAAATGGTGTGTAGAACAGCGCCTCTTGCTCTTCGTCGTACTGGCTGAACACATCGTCGTCAAGCAGCGCAATCTTGCTGTCCTGAATATCTCCGTACACCCATTTATTGATACGCGGGTCCAATATACCAAACTTACCACGCCACACTTCATTTTCACCGCTCTTGACGTAGGACCATGCATTCTCAGCGCCGTACTTCTTCGCTATGGTGTGATTGAATAAAAGAGTGTGCCTTGGCAGGTGGACGTACATAAAGCTAATGCCGTTAGCTGTGCGGGCCTCCATGTACGCCGATGCAATCTCTGACTCCGAATAGGTGTCGAGTATTTTATTCACCTCTTTTGAGGCGATGCTGCCGCCGCCGAGTTGGTGAATGCTTATGCTTTCTTCGCGGCGATTGCCGATAATAAAGATGTCGTTGCCGATGCGTGTTTTGCAGTGCGTTCCAACAATGCCAATCTGTATCGACTGCCCTTGGATAGGTGCTAATACGCTCGTGCCGGTCGCTGCATTCGCGTTGAAATAGAAAAACTCTGTAGAGTAACGATTGAACGCAATAATCTGGTTTGAGTCAGTGCGAAGAAGTCCTTTGATTGGGTCGGCTGCAAACTCGCTCGATGAGTACTTGAGCGGGTCAATCGTGTATTCATTATTTATGTTGGTGTGAAACAGTGACTCACCATCCGTCATCACATAGATGCCTTTAAACCACGTGATGTCGATTGGAAGACCTAAATCGGGGTCGGATATAGGTGTCAACGTATTGTCGTCATAAAGAAACAGATTGCCGTCTGAAAGTACAGCTTGCGTATTAAAGCTGTTGGCAAACGAACAAATGGCAGAACCACCGATAAAACCAATTCGGCTAACCGTGCCATCTGTCAGTACGCGCTGTAGATAGTCACCGGATACGCGGAAATGCTTATTAAACCGTTCATTAAAGTAAGCACCGCGTGCTGGGCCTAGCGTCTCGCCCCACTCAACCAGTCCAGGGTGAGTAGTAATGTAGCCGTCGTCACTCTCTGTGCTATCGTCAACCAAAAACATATTCACCGGCAGATTGGACCGGTAATCACCATTCGATTTTCTTGTGCCTTTCGCTAACGGTAGTCGCATTAGACCTCCGTGACTATCATAAACGACTCAGCACCCATCGTGACATTGCGTGCCGCCGTGAGATTTTCAACCTCTAGGCGAATTCGGTCATTCTTTTTAAGCGACGACGAGAAGTTGATAGAGTACGTGGCAAAATCATTAGGGCCAGCTAAGTTGGCAATCTCTAGCCCAATATGGTTTATCACCTCTGGGAAAGTTGAGCCGCCATCAGTCGAGCGGGTAACTTGAATATCAACTGAGTCGCCAGCGTTACCTTTAATCTGGATGGTGCCTGAAATATCGTAAAGGCCGTTACCAGTTAAAAGTCTGATTTGCCCATTGACCGGCGCATCAAACTGCACTGAGTCAGATACAGTCATCGTACCAGCTAACGGGTAGTACGTAGATGCCGATGCGATATTCGTTACAACCTCCGCTGTACACACAGTTTTGATGTACTTTTGTGTATTGGGTAGGCCGGTGTTATTTCCCCAATTTGACTTTACTGAAGTATGGTCAATGTTTGGGTATAACGTGGTGTCGGACGCATCCAGAACGCCTTGTCGCTGCACGTATGCGCCATCAAGAATTAATGATTCATCATTAGTTACATTGCTAGGAGAAAAGTCTATCAGTGCGCCTGTAGCGGGCATGTTGCAGTTTATATCTGTGATAAATCTACCGCCATACACAAAGCCGGTTCCAGCCTTAAACAGGGATGTGAAGCTGCTCATGTTGAAAGCAATGCTGGTAGAGATGCGATAGCCGCCACCCCATGAGCCAGAAAGCGTTAATTCAGGTGTGCCGCCCAGCCTGCCGGTGCCCACTTCCAAGCCTTGACGATAACCGTTAATCTCGCCTAATGATGTACAGTCAATATAGTTGACCGCGTTAAACTCAAACGCGTTGAACCCGTTAGCGTCAGTTAAATCGTAAACCTGCGAATTTGCACCGCTTGTGGTGATGTAGTATTGAGTGCCAAAAATAGTGCCCGAGCCACCCACTGGTGAAGTGAACATGGTGTAGTTGTCATCACTGCAAACAATACCAGAAACACCAAGACCCAAGCCGCGCATATTCATGCCGCCATCGGGAATTTCAATGCTGATTCCTGTGCCGGTTAAGTCAATAATTCCATCAATCACATACATTTTCGTCGGGTCGATTGTGGTGTTCAGGTCAGACGGAGACTGGATAATAACCTCGTTAGCATAGAGCGAGTTTTTGCTTGATGATGAGTTTTGGCTTTCCATCAATACAGAAGATTTACCGGTTATCTCATCAACAGATAAAACAAGCGTCCCGTCGCCGCAAATGCATTCTACAATGGGCGCGGTGCTATTTTTAAGATTAAACTTATCGACATGAAAGTATCCATCCGCTTTTACTGCTGACTTGCTATCTAGCGTTTTGTAGCGGAACACCTCATAAATTGACTGAACTGACAGGCGATCAAGGTTTAGCGATTGAAATGCCACGTTAACACCTCTCTACATAGTAGTAGTAAACATTGGTTTTTGTGTATCCTGCCGAGTCAGTGGCTTTTATGCAAAGCTTGTGCTGGCCCAACTTGTTAAACGTAGCAACTACCGACGACGTGCTATCTGTCATAGTTTCGCCTGACAGGGTGAATTCAGCATCATAGGTAACACTTGCCAGTGTTCGACCTTCAAGCCAATTCGACCAATCAACACTGATAGGCATAACCTGCTCAAACGTAACGCGCTGCGCATCACCGCGAACGGGCGTGTTGTAGAAATGATTATCCAATACGGGCCATTCTGTACCGCTACCCATAGGCAGGGTTTCAGGATATTGAGACGGTGCGACTTCTACAGTCATGCGCTCTAACGACCTTTCTCCCTCTGCCGCTAATTGCAGTAGTGACGGGTCGCCTTGCTTACCGTAAAGCACAGCCAAAGACTTAGCGACAATCTTTTTCACCGGCCCTGCAAAATTAGCCGTTAACCCTGAGTCGTCAGACGCTAGGCTTTGTCCGTATGATTCAGGCTGGTAATAACCAACATCTAAATCAAGCTCGCCCATGCAATCATCAAGGATTTGCAAGCTGATAGAAATCTCATCACCTGTCGGGGTGACTGTTATGCCGCTAATGCGTATCCATGCCAAAGCACCGTTGACAATATCACCCTTGGTTATCATCTGTTTTCGCCTTACGTGGTGCGCGTTTTGGCTTTGAGTCTTTCGCGCTTTCTGCGGTAGTGGTGAAGCCTAGCGCGATGAATGATTCCAACTGAGCAGGCTTGATGACAGCCTGTAGAAGTTCGTCATCGTGCTTAATAAATACGGTTTGATGTGACATTTTACGCTCCAATAAAAAAAGGGGCCGTAGTAGCCCCTTTAGTATACCGATAACGGTTATGCTTGTCCAAACAACTGCTGGCCCCAGAATGGGTTGAAGCAGGCGAAGGTCGGCAACACGTCGAAACGGTAGCGGTTTTTGTTAGCAACACCGTCGCTGAACTTGTGAACACGGATTGAAACGCCTTTGTGATTCACAATCATTGAGTCAGTTGCGTGCAGCTTAGGCAGCACAACTGAACCCATGCCAACGAAGCCTTCATGGTACGCAAGCGCCGGACGATAGGTAGTTGATACAGTACCATCAATCACAATCGCGTCACCAGAAGTCAGCGCAGACGCTACGGTATTGAACGCACCATTTACACCAGTCTCATAGATAGCCGCACCAGATACGCTGATAGTAGCATTACCTGAGCCGTCAGCAGTCGCATCCTCAAGCACAGTCAGTGAAATTGGAACCGGAGCGCCACCTTTCATGATTGTCTTGCGGTTACGCATGTTAACGATGTTGCGACCAGTGATTTTGATGTTCGTACCAGCAGTGATGGTGCCGGTAGTCGCAGTCAAACCAGTGATAGACAGCGTCATGCGATACGTGTCTTTGTAGCCGGTGTAAGTTGCGCTAGGCGTAGCAGCCAAAGTGATACCAGTCAGGTCATTACCTAAAGTGATTTCAGGCAAGTTGTTGCTGGTCAATACTTGGTTAAAGCCTGCAAAGCGCTCACGTACAACCGCGCCAGCCCATGCTTCATTCACATTAGGGTTAACGCCCAATGAAGTCTGAACGTCAGCCAATGCTACTTGGTCATAGTTAGACAGTGCGGCATACATCTTACCAGCAGGTACGCCGATTTCCTTGAACAATGCGCCAGCTTCTGCAACATGCGCCCACTGGTCAATAGCTTGGTCAGGGTCGCCGGTTTTAAGTGCAGCATTCTTAACCATGAATGAAGCAAGCTCTGATTCAAGCTCAATAACCAAATCCTCAGCGGCTGGTTTGATAAGCTCGTCAAGCTGGTCAGCTTCAAGCGCTTCTTCAACCTGGGTGTTTTCCAAGTACACAGTAGCGTAGTTAGACACTTCTGCCTGCACTTTACCAACGCGGATAGGGTTAGCAGACGCAGAAGACATATCACCGTCAGTGGTGCGCTGTGGCACGTACTGAGCGGGACGCTTCATTGCCACCTGACCGTAATCGCCATCAGTTGACGGGTCAAAGTCATTAACCAGCTGCTTTGATACGGTATTCATTAAGACAGTAGAAGACTCCATGCCTTTAACGAATGATTTCAACAATTTCTTGTTGACGTTACTTTGATAATCATTAGCCATGATAATTCACCTTACAAAAATTCAAGCTTCCCGTATGTTTTCTCGAATTCATCAACTTCGAGCGCACCGCCGCCTTTTAAGTCAGGTTGCGGATCGGGAGCCTTAGACACTTTAGGCGTTTTAGATAAAGCCTTAGCTTTAATGTCAGTCGCAATTTTTACACTGGCTTCGAGTGGCGACATAGATAGCACTTCATACATTTCAGCGGGGTTATCCGCTAAGTACGTAATAACCTGTGGGCCGTTGGCATCCTTCATTAAGTGTGCCGCTAACTCTTGGCTAATACCGTGCTGATTAATTACCTGCTCTGCGCCGCGCAACTTATCAAGGTCTACGCCTGAACGCTGTGCGTTTTCAACGTACTTGTTAAGTATTTGCGATTGCTCATCTTGCTGACTTTTCTGCTGCGCCTGCTTTTGTTGGCCTTCATAAAAAGACTTAGCTTTAACTTCCGCGACCTGCTCAGCATACGAAGCCATATCACTATGGTACTTGCGCATTGCTTCCTCATCGTACATATCAGACGGAAACTCAGGGCGTTTGATTTCGCTAATTTCCTGTTGAACCTGCTGCGGCTGTTGATTGCCTTGCTCAAGTTCTGCCAGTCGTTTAGCTAATTCGTCACGCTCGCGCTCTGCCTGATAGCGTTTTGCAGTAATGTCGTTAAATCGCTTTTGAATGCCGTTTTGTTTCTCTTCGTGGTTTTCTCCACTATCCGGTGATGAATCGGCGGGTTCATTTAACTGTTCAGGCTCGTGGATTTCCGTTTCATCTACGTCCTGCTCAATCTCATGGTTTGCATCTGTCATATTGTAAGCACCTTTTGGTGAATTAAAGCCGTGTAAATGACACGTGGCATGTGTTGACATTCTAATCCTACCAGTGATAATCTGACAAAAATAACGGGTATGATAAGGTGAACTGGTAATGCCATATGTAGCAACAAAGCGAAGCAGTAGAGAAGAGTTAACAAAGCTAATCAGATTGATACGCGACAAGTTTGAATTAAAGGTCGGCGACCAATTGCCCGACCAGCGCGGCGCATCTGAACTTGTGGGCGTGTCTAGAACAAAGTATCGCGAGGCAATAGTAAGCCTTACGTTTGCTGGATACATTGAATGCTTTCAGGGTAAGCCGTCTGTTGTTATTAAAGATATGAGGGATATATGAAAAAATCCAAACTAGCACAATCCATCGACATCAAGCGCGAACACGATACTACTGTGGCGAACGTTCAAGACGCAATGAAGAAAATGATTCTGGCTATCGAAAACCAGGATGAGGAATTAATGGGCGAACTCGTAAAGCAGTACGGCGAACAAACTGTTAGAGCGCTGGGTAATAAGCTTGTCGAGCGCGGGCTATTGGGAAGGGCTGAGTATGGGCATTAATCGTGGCACGGGCAGGACTACCAAGCAAATGATTAACGCCAAGAATGGCGCTGTATTCGCGTGGCCCAACCATCACCTGCAATACCCTAGAATGCTGGCTGAACGCATAGGGAGAGCCGACCTCAAAATAGCGTCAGCCACGAGCGTTTTTGCACGAGACAATTGGCGTGGGAACATGGATATAGTCGTTGACCACGCTTGCTATTATTTATGCAACCCAGCGACCCTTGAATCAATAAACGAATACTTCAATTGGCGCAGACATAAGCTCAACAGCGAAGGCTTCAATAATGATTAACTGGCAACAACTAGCAACGCCGCCCGAAGTAATGGGCAACATGATAGCTGAGGCTATCGCGTGGGCGCAGATGGATTTAGCTTACGACAGAATCAGCTACTCTGAGTTCCTGTTTGCGCTAGATGAAATTTTTGAATGTTTGGAGGAATGGTGATGAATGAATTTATGCTTGAGTTGGTGTTTGGCTTGATTTGGTATTTATTGACAGGTTTTTGGTGTAGAAAGTTGGTAATGAATTACGGCACGAAAAAAGAGATTCCTATGGATTTTATACCATCCATCTGCTTTGTTCTGCTGTGGGCTTTGGTAGTGCCGCTAATTGTGCCAATAATGGCAGGGATTGACGATGCGTTTAAGAAGGTGAAGGAAGGGGTTTTGTGATGGATAAGGACCAAAAAGTAATCGCCTGCTTGATAGCGGTGAATGTAGGTTTTATTGTTTTTGTGCTGTTTACGGCTTTGTTGGGGTTAAAATGAAACCACACATAAAGAAAGTTAATGGGGTTTGGGAGTGTAGAGGTGAAATTTACACTGGACGCGCAGAAACCCCAAAGCTTGCGTTGTATAACCACTGCCTATGCATCCAAGTTTACCCAACGGCCATTGTCAGTGATATTGAAAAGGTTATTGACTGCTGGCATAAGCGGAATAACAGAAGGGGCTAACTAGCCCCTACTGCAATCCTGTTAACTTACGCGCATTCTCAATGCGCTTACTAACTGTGTCAGTGTTTTTATTCACTATGTCAGCGCTGGCCTTCTGCGCATCAATCGTAACCTTCTGGCGTTTGGTTTCTGCATCAAACGCCTTAACCTGGACCTCTGCCTGTTTCGTCAGCGCGTCAGCTTGGTCAGCCTTGGCTTTCTCCATCTCAGCCATTGCCAGCAGCGTATTAGCGTCTGGTTGTTGATTCTGAGCAGCGGCTTGCATTTGCTGTTTCTCTTCGTCTGTCATTTCATCAAACGGAATCAAGCCTTGTTGCAACATCTGCGAGCGGCGACGTTTAGAAATGATATCCATATAAGGCGCATCAACAGACTTAGCCATAATATCACCAGCCATAGCCATCCACGTTGGGTCAGTCTTAGCCAGCTCAATAAGCGCATCACGGGCAGCTTCAAGACGGTTGCTGAATGCAGGTCCAGTATCACAGTAAACCTGATAGCGACCTTGTGACAGGTCATTTAATACCACCATTTGCTGCGTCTGCGTGTCGTAAATCTCTTCGTTTAACACAACCTCTTCTTCGGTTCCATCCATGTTGAGAATGGTAAACTGTCTGCGAGTATCGTAGATAACCGGAATGGCTTCGCTCAATATCTCACCGGTGCGCTTAATGCCTTTAGCCAATGCGTTAACCCATTTGCGGGTTGTAGACATGCCGCGGTCAATCTGCATACGTAGCGCTTCTTCACTCATGCGTCCTGCATACTGCCCATTCATCGCATTGTTAACGCCAGCAGTCACCAGCAGGCCCATAGCCATTTCTTGCGCCGTATTGGTTAAATGCGGGTTAGGTGTCGCGCCTTGTGTTTCGTATGGCGGCGAAGCTTCACCGTCTGGATTGTAGAACTGAACAGGGTCGTTATTCGTGTTCATTGTCGCAAGCTTCTTCTCGTGACCTTTAGCTTGCTTAGGTGTCATCATTAGCTTCTTCTTAGGAGCCAACGCGCCCTCTTCAATCTCACGCGAGCGGGCATAGTTCAGGACGCGGTTATAGTCCATCATCTTCATTGTGATGCCTGAACAAATGCGCTTAGACGTAGAGCCCACTACTTCATAGTTGCCATACACAGTAACAACAGGGTTTGACCTGAACGCGGTTTCCTTCTCTTTGCTTAACCAGCCTTTACCGTCCATCATGCGGTAACAGAATTTACTGTCTTCGATTTCTTTCGTTTTGGCTACGGTTATTCCGCGCTGCGCCAACTCATCAACGACTCTCATGAACTTGTCGTCAATCTCATAGACTGAGCCGTTAGTCATTAATGCAACCTTGGTTTTAACCGGCTTGCGATAGTACTTGGTCGCAATGACAATAACTTCAGCCTCGTAATCGCTGAACTGGTCGTAAGTATGCGCGTCATCAATACTCACGCACGAGCCTTCGGGCCACTTCTCTTTGTATTCTTCCGGTGACAAGGAGTGCAACACATAGGTGCAGTCAGCATCTGAATTATCAGGCTGTGTGGCTGTAGGGTCTGTCCAAATACGATTAACAGCGTTTGGTATGGCCTCGATGCACAAGTCTTGCTCAAACGACCATGGGTGTGTGTATTTGTTCTTAACTATCCAGGCATCAAAACCACGACGCAAAATACGGCGGCCAGCATCACGATAAATATCGGTCGCGCCACTCATATTCTCAATCATGCGAATCATGCCTTCACGCAAGTCAGCAAGGTCACGACTCGCACCGTCAGACATTGGTCTTACGTTAATGGCAAAATCCATATCTTCGATTTCACCGGCGATAAATTCAATAGCTGGCGTGGTCTGGTCAAACGTATATCGCGGCCTGCGGTTGCTGTCCATCTGACGGGCTACATGCTCTTCCCATTGCCCATCCTTATCAAGCACAAACGCATCCTGTTCACGCATTAATTCCCGCATGTCGCGGTCTGCGTCTTGATACGCGCCTAATTCCTGTAGCGATGCGAGAAACTCACCATCTCTATCTTCTGCGCCTTTCTTACGTTTGTATGCCATGCTATTTCTCACTAGTAAAATGAGTCGAATTCGATTTCAACACTTTCTGACTTGCCTATTTTGTTAGCCTGCACCGCGTGCCTGCGCATCATGTACGCATAACGGATAGCGTCAAGCAAATCATCGTTCACCTTAACTATCTTGCCGTTGTCGTCACGGTGGTACTGTAAAAACTCATCAAAAACATCAGATAGGTTATCGAATATCTTGAATTTACCCAATTCTATCAGATTATACAATTCTACCAAACCTTGTTCTACACTGGTCGCGCCGCCCTTGGCAGACGTACCCCATGTGGCGTGCTCGTGCAGCATATTCCAACCAGCATCCTCGTAGTATGATTTCTGCTGATTACCTGTGCCTTTTTCAGTTTGGAACCCGTCAGCAGGCCATGCCGTTGGTGCATCTTTTGCCCATGATTTTACCTGCTGCCATGCTTGATACGGCTGCTGCTTCGACTTCTTCCATGCCCTAGCCACATAAAACACATCATTGTCTTTATCCCACCATAATTGTATATGCGCTTGCGGGTGGTCCCAGCCAAAATCCATTCCATCGATAACCCACCAATGAGCAGGGATGTCGAACGGCTTTTCGGAACACAAACTCTTAACGTCAAGGTCGAATATCAACCCAGCGCCTAACAATGGTATACCTTTAGTACGCATATCACGCTGCCATGCTGGGAACATGGCCAGTAATGTTTGTTTGGTTTCATCCGTTAAGTGCTGAGCATCATCCCATGTTGCACGCTGAATGTACTGTCCTGGCTCTGGGTTGTCCATGAATTGAACGACCAACTCAGTGCGCCCATTCTCAGGTGTGAATGTAAGTATGCCTCTGCCGCCATTGCCTTTGTCGCCGGTAGCGGTACGGGTTAATACCTGCGGGTATATAAACCGGTCCTTCGGCTCTTCGTCGATGTGATACCAGTCAACAGAGTCACCCATCAAAGCATGTTGCCCCTGTGAGTATGACCAAAACTGACAACGTGAAACGCCACCAGATTTATGCTTAACCTTTACCTCGCGAACGCATCGCGGAGTGCCCATCATCGGGATGGCGTCTACAATCCTTTCTTTTGGAATTATACCGCCTTCTAATTCTCCACCTGAATATGAGCCGAATATTGGTTGTTGTAAGATGTCACGTATCTTGTCGCCTGAATAACCTAGTATCCAGACTAGCGGGGGATGCTTAAATCTGTGCCCTTCCCAATCTTCTGGATAGTCGCCGGTCAAATGCACAGCGTCAACAAAACAACCCGTATAAGACTTTCCTACTCGGTTGGCCGCCATTAAACATGATGCAATATTATCGCGAGTGGCGTTTACAAACTTCTTTTGCCACCCGTAAAGAGTGCGCCAAGTGTCAGCAATCTTGTTAAGCCGTGAAATCTCTTTCTTAGCTTCAAGCAATGCTAACAGTTTAAGCTTCTCTTCATGCGTCATAGTTTGTCAGGGTCCACGCCTAAGTCCCGCAGCTTTGCGTCAACTTCTTCTGGCGTTAGTTGTGGGTAGGTGTGATTAAGGTCTTGCTTGTCTTGCCACCCCATGTTTTTAAGTGCGAAAATAGAGCCTGTACAACCAGGGAAATGCAAGTTCCCTTCGTACTCCATTTCAACACGAAGCCGCGCTCTTTTTATTATGCAAGAAAACTCTTTCCTTTTCTCATAATCATAAAGGCTTTGCCGGTCAGCGAAACCTAAATGATTAGCCAGTCCTGACATCGTTACAATCGGAATATCAACAGTCCCGCCATTGGCTGAAATCGTTCTAGTTGGTGGCGAATCAAAATAAGCATCAACCGCTTCTTGCAATTCTTCTGGCGTTTCAAATGCCAGCGGCCTTCCTCCCGCCATATATCACCTCAATCTCTGTATTTTCACTCTACCGTTACGCACATAGCGTACTGTTGTTATGCCCTGGTCACGTAAATACTTACGTAACGCTTTAGCCTGCTCAAGTGTAACCTGTCTATCCAGCCCATGTATAGTCACCTCATTCATGGGCCAGAAATACACGAGCACCGTGAAGCATTCGTATGTCATTTCGTCCGGCGTACT